TGTTTAGTGAAGACTCGTTAAAAACTATACTTGTCTTGTTTGTTAATAATTATTTAATAAAGGGGGTACCGGATGAATGAAACTATAGTTATATTTGTGTACGCGTTAATATACTTACATATGGTAATAAATTATCTTGAAGAAGAAGCAGATTACCTTAACCGTTCTGAACGCGATTGTTACTACATCTTTTTAGCACAACATTTGGTTAATGTAAAATGCGGTAAGATTGGTTATCTAACACCGGAGCCAAAATTTATTAACGCTGGTTCAATAAATGATCCGATATGAAAGTATCAGAACAGGGTAAAATCGACCCTAGTGAAATATTCAATAAACCGTTCGTTTGCTATGAGCCTCATGAGATCAAACGCATTATGCAAAAGCTCGGTCTTAATCCGGCTGAGTTTTCTAAGTGGTTCGGAGTCAGCGAAAGTGCTGTTAAATCCTGGATATCACCACGAGGTTCAGCTAAACATGCTGAGTGTTTAGGCGCTGCTGGCAAGCTCATGTATTGGGCCGCTGTTGTTGCTAACTCAAAAGGCTCGGCTAAGGGCAACTTAATAAGATTGGGGATGAGAGGATGACTCCAGAACAAATAGCTAAAGAAAGTGAATTTTCACATCAATGCGCCATAATGTGTTGGGCTGCAAACAATGCTGATAAATGGCCAGAACTCGCATGGTATCACAGTATAACAAATGAGGAGAAAACTGGATCAGCAATAGTAGGAGCAAGAGCAAAAGTATCAGGTAGAAAGAAAGGTGTAGTTGATACCATGTTGCCTGTTAGAAGAGGAAATTATGCAGGTCTTTATATAGAATTTAAAAAACCTTCTCAGAAACCTAAAAATAAAACATCAAAAGGTGGCGTGTCAGATGAACAAAAAGAATTTATGAAGTTTGTTCAAGAACAAGGATATGGCGCAATCGTATGTTATCATTGGGAAGAAGCGCGGGATATGTTAATTCGATATTTAGAGTATAAATAATTGTTGACATAACGACAAACAATAATTAAAGTGAAATATGATAAGCAGCTAGACAATTTTTAAAACTTAACGAGGAGAAAGGAAATGGCAAACAAGTATCAAGTTGCATTAAAAGATACAAAGGAATTACTTGGTGACTTATACGAAGCTACTAAATCCGGTAGTTTTTTATACTTACCAGGAGACATTTGCGAAATTCTTTTGAAGAAAGGTTGGGGTGAAGTAAACGATGAAATAGTTAATGACGAGGGCCATAAAGCAGCTCGATTAACTGAAGCTGGCGCGACTGAAGCAGGTATCAATACAGGTGATAGCATCTCCCCTGACGATACAAGTGCTAAAGAAGTGCATGAACTAGAACCTGATGCCAGATCGGTAAGATCGGCTTCACAACAGAAGGAAGCGATTCATATGTATAAAATTGAAGATAAACAGGTCGTTAAGAAACGGGCCAACAGTGGGAACCAAAAGTATCCATTTGATCAGCTCGAAATCGGTCAATCATTCTTTGTTCCTGCAACTAAAGAACGTCCAGAACCTTGGAAAAGTTTAGCAGGAGCAATCACAGTTGCTAACAAAAAAGCTTCTGAGCTTATGTTTGACGAATCAGGTAATCCTATTATGCGAATAAACAAACGCGGAACCGAAGTTCAAGCTACTCGGCCTCTAAAGAAATTCGCCATGCAGAAAGATACTGTTGACGGTGTTAACGGTGTTCGCATGGGAAGAATAATGATTCCTGCTTAATTTAATTTTGGTTTGACCTTGAAACCCTTCTTGTGTAAATTGAACTGTGCGGTTGAATTTTAGGCGCAAGGAGGGTTTCATTTTATGAATACGTCAGCTCCAAGAAAACCTTGTCGTAAACCTGGGTGTAATGTTTTAGGAACGACATCTTATTGCGAAGCTCACACCAAATCTTATAAGAAAGCTGCGAAAGCGAGGCGAAAAACATATGACAAAGAACGCGGTAGTAGACATGAGCGTGGTTATGACTCTCGGTGGGATCGAGCAGCTAAAGCTTATCGCAATGCTAATCCTTTATGTGTTATGTGCGAAAGAAACGGTATAGTGACACCGACACAGTGCGTTGATCATATCGTTCCTCATTGTGGGGATCAGGATCTATTTTGGGATGTTGCTAATTGGATGTCGTTATGTCACGCATGTCATAGTCGTAAAACAGCTACCGAAGACGGTGGCTTTGGAAATAGGAAAAGATAATGAGCGGCGGCGGAAAAAGACCAATACCAAAAGAATTACGCTTACTGAAAAACGATAAAGCGCACGCCCACAGGTATGCGAATAAAGAAGAACCTGAACCGTCTTCAGAACTCCCAGAAGCACCCGAAACGTTATCAGAAGCCGCACGAGAAATATTTGATGATTTTGTTGAACGTGTAAGTAAAATGTACCCGCCATCAGAAACCGATATAAATATGATTGTTCGTTATGCGAGACTTGGCGAACGTGTCAAGCATTATGATTATATTTTGCGAACTGAAGGTGATGTTTATGAAGGTCACGTCGTAGACAAAAATGGTGAAGTCCACGTAAGTTGTGTTAAAGTTCGACCTGAAGTAAAAATGTTAAAAGACTGCGAAGACTCTCAACATAAAATTGAACTTGAATTTGGCCTTAGTCCATCTTCTCGTTGTCGTATAAATTTAAAACCGCAGAAAAAAATCGAAAAAGAGAATCCGTTTAGTTCTATCAAAAAGAAAAAACTCGGATGAACTACAGCGAAAGAATCTTAGCGTATTGTCATGCGGCAATAGCTGACAGCCTTCCAAATCGAAAAACTTGTAAGTTTGAAAAACTTGCATGCCAGCGTCATTTAAACGATTTAGCCAAACAACACTTAAAAGACTACCCCTATTATTTCAGCGATGAAGCCTGTAACGACCGATGCTATTTTACAGAAAATCTACAGCACGTAAAAGGTAAATGGGCCGGTCAGCCGATAGAGCTTGAAGACCACCAGCTTTTTATGCAAGGTGTGATGTTTGGTTGGCTCAAAAAGAGTTCAAAGTTAAGACGATTTAGCAAAGCGAACTTATGGCTCCCTCGTAAAAACGGAAAATCTCTTGAAGCTGCTACAACAGGCGATTTTATGTGTTTTGCCGATGGTGAATACGGCGCTGAGGTTTATAGTGTTGCCGGTACTGAAGCTCAAGCTATGTGTGTTTTTACACCAGCCTGGATGATGGTAAAACGTAATGATAATTTGCGCGACGCTTTTAACCTAAAGTTAACCGGAACGCCTAAAAACCCGACTTCGATTTATTGTGAAGAGGATATGAGCACATTTATGCCAGTTGTGGGTAAGCCTGGGGACGGTGCGAGTCCACATTGCGCAATTGTCGATGAGTACCACGAGGCCCCAACTTCTGTCGCTTATGACGCAATGGACACTGGGATGGGCGCGAGAGACAATGCATTATTGCTTATGGTAAGTACAGCCGGAGTTAGCACATCGTTTCCGGCGTATACTCTTTATTTAGAATGCGTAAATGCTCTTGAAGGAACAACGGTTGACGAAACCATGTTCACGATGATATTTGCAATTGATAAAGATGATGATTGGAAAGATTTTGAAGTTTGGAAAAAAGTTAACCCAAACTATGGCGTTTCTATAAGTAAAGATTACTTGTACGGAAAGTATCTCGATGCATTAAATAAGCCTAATCAACGAAACATATTACTAACTAAACATCTTAACATTTGGCAGAATGCGGGTATTGGTTTTCTTGATATGCTACGCTGGAATAAGTGCGCTGATAAAACTTTAAAACTTGAAGACTTCTCAGGACAAGAATGTTGGATAGGTTTGGACTTAGCATCTAAAATAGATTTAGCTGCAATAGTTATTTTGTTTAGACAAAAACGAAGAATCTTAAATATCAATTGCCCCTTATGCTACAGCGAAGTTGAAATAATAGATGATTACAATCATTGCACCGGATCTAAAGAAGTACGTGATGACGATGGTGAATTAAAAATATGTGGTTGGTCAAAACCAATAATGCGAGATTGTGTCGTTGGTTTTGCAAAGCATTATATTCCGGAAGAAACAGTTCGTAAAAAAGAAAATCAGCATTATCAAAAATGGGAACTCGAAGGACATTTGGTTGTTACCGAAGGTGCGAGAACTGACTTTCATAAAATCGAAATGGATCTGCAAGAACTTGATCGACAGTTTATAGTTCGGGAGCTGACCTTTGACCCTAAAGAGAGTTCATATTTAATTCAAAATATTCAAGAATGGTCAAACTTTGAATGCGTCGAGTTTGAGCAGGGCCCTGCTACCATATCACAGCCTATGAAAGAGCTTGAAGCTATGGTAACGGCTGAAGAGTTTTGGCATTCTGATGATCCTGTTTACAATTGGAACATGGGCAACGTTATCCGTAAAAAAGCAAGATCTGGTGGATCGGTAAAACATTACTTTCCAACAAAAGAAAACGATAACTTGAAAATAGATAGTGCTGTTGCTACGATATGTGCTTTGGGCCGAATGATAACTTACACAGATGATGAAGGAGCTTACGCTGGAAGGGTTAATTCTGGTGAGGAACAAATATTAAGGGTTTTGTAAATACTTGACATTATCAACTTTTTAAGTTACCAACATAAACAGGGTTTCCTCGCCCCTTTCATTTCTCTCCTTGTCTCGCTGCTTATCACAGCGTTAAGTCGGTTACGTTTTACGTGGCCGACTTTTCTTTTATATAAATTATTGACAATTAATATAATTGCTTGTAGAAATCGGTTATGAAAAAATATTTTAATAAATTTTTTAAGTTTTTAGAAAGTCTGATACCCGACAAGAGTGATGTGCTTTTATTCACTGGTTTAGGTTTTTTGTCTTGGGGTATTTACCAGATACATCGGCCTAGTTCTTTTATAATTGGTGGTATTTTACTCATGTGCCTTGGCTACTTACAAGTTATACCTCAATCATCTAAAAAGGTTAATTAATGGGTTTACTATCTCCTTTAGCAGAACGCAGAAGTCAAACTGTTAAACTCACTGCTGGTGACCCCGAACTATCAAGTTTTTTTGGTAGTAGTTCTAACTCAAATTCCAGCCAACACGTTTCCGAAAATACTGCTTTAAAAATATCTACCGTTTTTGCTTGCGTAGGGCGTAGGGCAAAAACACTTGCCATGCTTCCGCTTAACGTAATGCGGAGAATTGAAGGTGGTGGTAAAGAGATAGCAGCGAACCATAGATTACAGCGTTTGCTTCACGATAAGCCTAACCGATGGCAGACCTCATACGATTGGCGTGTTATGATGCAAACCCACAAGTTGCTTCGTGGTAACGCATACAGTCATATTATGTATAATCCAGGTCGTAAACAAAATGAGCTTATTCCAATGGAGCCTCAGCGAGTTTGGCCTTTCACTGTCGATAAACACGGATCGATCCAATACATATCAGACACCTCCCCAGCATTGAGCGCAGACGAAAAACTATTTTATCAGTACATAACCTCAGGTGGTGAAGTTATAGTTTTACGTGATGAGGAAGTTCTTCATATTCGAGGCCTTTCAACTAACGGCATTGCGGGTAAGAATGTTGTCTCATTAATGCGAGAGTCGGTTGGTATCGCAATGGCTACTGAAGAACAAGGTGCCCGATTGTTCAGTAACGGTGCTCAAATTGGTAAAGTTTTTACACATCCTGGGAAAATGGGTGACGCGACATATAACAGATTAAAAACTGAACTTAATAAAAATACGCAGGGTGTTGAAAATGCTCATCGAACTTTAATACTTGAGGATGGAATGAATATAAGTGCGACAACGTTAACTATGGAAGATGCTCAGTTTTTAGCGACTAGGCAATTTCAAGTTGAAGACATTGCCTCTTTCTTAGATGTTCCACTTATTTTGATAAATAGATCAGGTGACAAAAATCAAACGTTTGCTTCGGCAGAACAAATAATTTCAATATTTGTAAGTTTTATGATGACTCCTGACTTTGTAAGTTGGGAACAAGCGTTAAATAAAGATTTACTTTATGAATCAGAGAAAAAAGAGTATTACTGTGATTTTGACTTTAAAGCATTGCTTCGTGGTGATACAAAAGCAAGAGCTGAATACTTGATGAAACGATTTCAAATGGCTAGTATGACACCCGACCAAATTAAGTTGTATGAAGATGAAAGTCCTACTGGTACACCAGAAGGTAAAAAATATTACTTGCAATCTGGAATGGTTCCTGTTGAAATGGCGGGTAACGTGGTATCAAACAATGTTAAAGGCGCAGTAAAACCGAAAGTTGATGAGGCAGACGAATGATGAAAGGTAAACCCGAAGTAATTACAATGCTTAACGAATTGTTAGCTGAAGGTCATGCCGCTGCTGTTAATTGTGCTACCTACGCTGCTTTATGCCGAAAATGGGGAGAATACGATCTTAAAGAATTTTTCGGTAAACGGTTGCATGAAGAACTCGAAATTATAGGCAAACTTTTAGCGCGAGTGGTGTATCTGGATGGATCACCACAGCTTCAAAATATAAACGAAGTCCCGTTCGTTGAAAACATTGAAGAAATGCTTTTAGCAGCTCAGAACTCACAACTTAGCATGATTTCTATGTGTAATGACGGTATTGAACTTTCGAATGCAAATAGAGATTATGGCACTAAAGAAATAGTAACAGAAATACTTTGCGAATCTGAAGAAGAACTCGCGAAAGTCGAAGCTCAAATTACTCAAAGTATGAGGTAACATTATGAAACCAGATATGGAACGAAGAACATATGCCGCTGAACTTAGAGTTTCGGATGGCGAATATGGTAAGAAAACGCCAACGATTAACGGCTATGCGGCTAAGTTTAATACCTTATCTCATTCAATGCCGATTATGGATGAGGGTCGACAAATTGCTACGTTTAGAGAGCAATTGCTCCCAGGTTGTTTTACAAACGCATTAAAGACTTCTGATATACGGTCTTTGATAAATCATGACGCAAACTTAATTCTCGGTCGCAATATTTCGGGCACACTTAGGTTATCTGAAGACGAAGTTGGTTTACGTTTTGAGAACGATCCTCCCGATACTTCATACGCAAAAGATATTCAGGTGTCAATGCGTAGAGGGGATATCGATAAATGTTCTTTTGGATTTAACGTGGCTTCCGGTGGTGACGAATACGTTAAAGATCCAAATATTGAAAACGGTTATATTCGTTCAATAAAGGAAATTCGTAATTTATTTGATGTGTCAGTAGTGACTTTC